GAGCGAAGAGGTCGGATTTATCTCCAGACCCATGTGCGAACTCTGAGCAGGTTCCGGTGGTGGCGATGGGGAGGAGCATTCCGCCTTGGTAGTATTTGATGTATGACCAGATGGCATCTGCGTTTTCACCTGCAACACCGGTTAGGTCTCCAATATTAATGGTGTTAGCGGTATTGGCCGTAAGCAATTTTCCAGTACCATCAATAGCTAACACACCATCGATTAACAGATAGTAATTGCTACCTTGTCCACAGAGTATAAAGATATGATCCTGAGTCTTGAAATCGCCTTGAACAGTAAAGTCAGTGGAACTGGTCCCATTACCTGTGGATACGAAATATTCCTGAATGCGTAAGGTGATTCGCTTCGCCCCATCAAATACATCAATCACGCATCCTGCCCCCGCTGCGCTATTGGTATTAGATAAACACCTCAATTTTGCTGAAACCGCCCAACCTGTTGTATTATTGAGCACAACTGTCTTTTGATATATACCATCATCTGTACTCGCATAGCCATTCGCGTTCTGATAGAGCTTCCCGCCTATGACGCTAATGGCGTTGGCTTCGGTGGCTGTACCTGTCCAAGTCCACCCCTGAGCACTAGGCAGACTCGTCATCTGCATGTCCTGAGTCCAGGTGGGGATTATCCCAAATCCATCCCCAAGCCTTGCAGTACCAAGCTCACGGAAGTTCTTATCCACGGTGAAGGTCTGGGCGGTCAAGGGAGTACCAACAGATACACCATCGACGTAGAGGGTGGCGTAGTCTGCTCCATCACCTACCGTGCGAACCTTGAAGCTCACATCGTGATTGCCAGAAGCTACTGAGCCAGTGCCGGTCACTTGGGCAAGGGTACGATCAGACTCATAGATGGAGAGAACTGGATAACCAGAAGCATTGGTGGTCAGAGTGATCCTGTCGTGATCTAACCCAAACAAGAAGTCAGCTACGTTACTACTTACGGCATAGGTTCCCCTGTGGATGAAGGAAAACTCCTTTCCGTCGAAGAAATTGGCGAGAGGCTGCGCCACGGAACGTGATTGATTCCAAGGATTGCCGGGGTTGAAGGCCAGTTTGTAGTCGAACATCCCACCAGGTTGAAGGAGGGAGTTGGCGGCGGGGTTTTGGAGAAACGAGCAAAGGGTCGCGGTAGTGGTAGCTGTCCATGCGGGGGTAGCATCACCAGCATTTGCATACCCATGCGGATATTTGCTAGACCCCGTTGCCTTTATCACATAGTAGTTTGACGCATCTACGGCACCACTGCGCGAGAACACTTCATGGTATTGAGTTCCTGCTGTCAATGAGGCTGTCGTCCCACCTATATAGTATAACTCCCCATCCGTCTTAGATGTAATCTGTTTGCCTGGAAGTGTGAGGGCTGTGAAAAGATTTGCCCCTGTTGGTGCGCCTGCGCTATTCGCCCGCATTGACCAAGTTAGATTATCGGTAGGATTCCCTACCTTATAAACTTTCACCCACGTTCCTGGTGGGGTCATCGTTTCACTAACAACCCTCCCGGCAGATTGATATGTTCTCGCCGCAGCATCACCCAATACTCTGGTCGTATCATCCTGAATATTGCCCGTGGCCACACTGCCGAGACTTCCGTCCGGCAACCCACCCCATTGCGGTCCACCCCATTGCTGGTTGTAGCAAGAAGGTAGCCACCCTGCGCGGTACTTGTCGCGGAAACCGCCGTCGAGGGTTGGATGGTAGAGGTGGGTGAGGGAGTTAGGGTTGTATGCAGCAATATTACCAGCACCGAGTATGGTAGTACCATTCACCGTCTTAATGTCAGTCCCAGATTCAGCAGCACCAACAACACCTGATGTACCCTTAAGGATACCAGAGGTAGTTGCTGCCTTAGCAAGCTTCCCGGTTGTACCATCAAAGAGCACTAGCTGGCTATCTACAGCAGACACAGGCCCTACAATAGCTGAATCAGCTAGGCTGGTCCACACGGTTCCAGAGTATACCCGTAGTTCTGGTATAGCTGTATTCCAGTATAAGGCCCCAGTAAGTAGGGCAGCACCATCATTATCAAGAGTTGGGTCAGCAGCCTTAGCACCAAGGTACCTATCATCAAAGTTATCATAGGATGCAGCAGCAGCAGAAGCCGAAGCAGCAGCAGAGATAACATCAGCATTAGTAGCAACTTTATCTAATCCAGTGGATACAACATCTGCATTTGTTGCAATCTTATCAATGGCAGTTGCTGCTGCATCTGCATGAGTAAGTACAACATCGGCATGGGTGAGTACTACGTCTGCATGAGTAAGTACTACGTCAGCATGAGTAAGTACTACGTCAGCATGAGTAAGTACTACGTCAGCATGAGTAAGTACTACGTCAGCATCAGCATCTGAGATAAGGGCAGCTGTATCAGAAACTATGGTCTGTAAAATCTGATCCCCAAGATCAAATGCAGTCTCCACAGCAACACTAAGATTATTCAAATCAGATGCTTTAGCTATATCACCATCATAGACTGTCAATGGTGCTGCTGTAAAATAAGGGTTAGCCATTAAATGCTCCTATCTATTACTTTATAAAGGTTTGCCTAGAGCCTAGTGTATTGCACTGGTAGTGTATCCCAAAGTTCGGTACAAATGCATCACCAGTATATGTATCATTCGCATGTGTCCCTTCCCTAAATATTCTAACACATAGGCCAGAACCAATCTTCATACCTGCACCAGATATCGTAGGGAAGGATACTACTTGGTGTGTACCAGCAACCGATGCAACAGAATCTACATATATGGAGGTTGATGTTGTTCTAACATCCCCAGTATTCACCCAGGCATACTCTAACCCCCACCGTACAGTTCCTGAGCTAGTAGTCATAGGAGACCAATGGATGTGTGGGATTATGTCAGTCCCTTCCTGATAGTCATGAAGTATCTCTGTACACCCGTGTAAATCCTGATCCTTACTAGCAGAGAATGTGTATCCAGCTATTGAACCAACTATGATAGTCCAATCTGGCGATGTTACACCCAGTTTTAAATTTGATGCTGGAAAGTTAATATCGTTCCATACAACTGCATCCCCACTGAAAACCAATGTACCATCAGCCTCTACGCTGATATTGCCATAGCTGAATGGGAGTTGAAGTATATTATTTGTCCTTCTTATAATCTCATTTAGCTGCGTCTCTAGTGATGAGTCTGTAAACGTGAATAGCTTACGAATCTTCTGGATTATGTTCATACTTGCTTAGGCCCACTAGTAAAGTCAACAATGAAGTTATGTAGTGTATGTTGCTTCTTATACTTACTGGATGTACGTAGCTGAACACCCATGTTTGTACCATACCCAGTGAGGTAGTACACGATACGACTAGCAGCAGAGGCACCCCAAATAAACGCACCCCAGAGAATCTCCCCATACTTACTACTGGATGAGGTAGATGTAGTCGTTTCAGAGTATGGCATGGTAGGTACGTTTGGCTCATTATAGTCAAAGACTAGCCGTATCCCTATCTTAGTACCAAGTTCTCCGGTTCCCTCAAAGACTATACGCTTAAAGTACTTCCAGATGCGTGGTGTCTTGTAGTGATAATATGAGGTGGTTAGCTGTGTATTAATGGCCTCTCCATCAAAGGAGGTACCACTATCAAACTCATATACATACCCAGTTGGGGATACAAAGAAGCGAAGGGTGTCCCGTGTGGTTGATGGCCCCTCAGTGATATAGGAGATGTTCTTACCATAGGAAAGTTTTGTTGCTCCTTTGACCCTTTTCTCTAGGTCAAACGTGAGAATCAAAACATCCCCAGTATTAAAGTATATTAGATACTGACTCAACTTCTCATTTACTAGGCAACCAACTATGGCGTCTCTATTAGCCAAGTAGGTGGTCTGCACCTTACTCGTTATAACAGCGCTCTCCATTGACCCATAGGTGCTAGATGACTCAAGGGATACGATGCCATCATGGTCTGCAAAGTAAACAGTACCTAAGATGCTCCTTGCTGTATTCTTCTTCGATCCACGACTCCTACTAAATGTTTCAACCTGGAATGCCCACAGTGTATCCTCATAAAGTACACTCTTAATGATCTTTATAAAAGACTCACACGCCACAACCAAGACATTACCTGGTGCCTCTGTGATATTAGTTATAGGTGAACCTAAGAATAACTCACCAGCAGATGCTGTGATTGAGGAGTAGTTAGTTGGATCACCAACATCTGAGAATATAACAGAACCTTCTGAGTAGCCTAAGAATAGCCTATTATCATATGCCCCACACAGGGATGCATACTTGGGCGTTACTTGGTTATCTGGCAGCTCTGCACTAGTAAGCATAGTAGTTGTAGTCCCATCAAATATCCTAGGGATAGATGCACCATCCACTATTACCATGACTATATCATTAGTACTAAAGGATTCAAATCTGTACTGTACGGTGAATATAGATGACCCAACCGCAAAGTCATATCCGGTAGGTTGAACTACCTCCACCCACCCTGCACTTGTCCCTTTATACATGACTGTACGGGTAGCTGCGGTTGCACTATCCTCCCTCCACCCATATAGAGTATCCTTATAGTAAGCAATACCAGCTACACGACCTGACCCTGGTAGTGCTTCAATGAGGGCCCTTTGAGTCTCCCTATCCCTATCATCTACTAGCTCATAGAAGTATTCATTCCTCAGTGAGAAGAGGCTAACAGGGGGAACAAAGTTAATTGGATACCTAACTTTAGAAGACAGTCTAACTTGGTCCATGTTGAATGCAAGAGTTGTAGAACCAAAAACAAGGTCTCCTGTACTCGGGATGATAGGAGTTGCAAGAGTAGTAGGCAGTCCAAGACTACCATTGATAGATACATATATATCTTCTGAGATGTTTTGAACCGCATAGTGAAACCACCTATTTGTCTGTATGCTAGAAGAGGGGATTACAGTATCATATGTCACTCCATCTGTGCTACAATGAAAGTCGATTGTTGTTGTATTAAAAACTACCTTGTATTCCCCAGCCTTTTCAAATAGGATGCCATTAGCACTTCCAGCTGGTATGAATATATACCCCTCCCAACAAAAGTCACCAACCAGTGAGAGTGCAGGGTCATGTAGTATGGTTAGCGTAGATAACTTAGGGAATAGGAACGAAGAGGAGCCATTCTTATATCGGGTTGTAGTTAGGATAACCCCATTATTGATAGTATCATAGGAATGTAGGGATAAGTCAACAATATTCGACTCCCCCTCACCAAGCAGGATAACATCCCCATCAATACCATAATCAATCGTAGTTACTGTAGGTACATCTGATGCTTTACCCATCCCATTAACACGCTCAAAACCACCGATGGATGTGTATCCGCTATATTGTCCTGAGATTTCCTGGTAGTTTACACAAGATATAAGCTCCCCACTCTTCAACTGCAAGGAAGAAACCTCTTCATTTAAACCACCAGTAAGGTATACTACTTCTTGCTGCAATCTTGGCATACTTACTGTGGGTGCTCTCATTATGCTATTGCCCTCTTCCTTAAAACAAGTTGTGGTAGTTCCTTACGAAGTAAGTAGCCCATAGACTTATTATAGTTAATAACTGCTTTCTGATAAATCTCAGAGGAAATAATAGAGACTAAATTCATAAGTGCGAGGTGAACAATCAAGTAGTGATGCTCACTCGGCATAATGGGGGTATCGGTATTATTAACTAGTATCTGTGGCTTAAGGTAATAGTGTGCTGAGATAGAGTATGTACCATTTACCTTATTGAATATTAATGCATCATCATATGGCCTGATTGCAACCATGTTTGGGGTACTTGGTGTATCCTTAGCTGGGTCCATAAGAACAGATGAATCATAATCTATGACCCGAACTGGTAGAAAATTATACAGTATCAGCTTCTCGTTCCAGGCAGATAGAAAGTCACCACTTAAAAGGGTTGTCGGTAGATATGTAGTAGTAGCAGGGGTTATAGAAAATGTAACATCCCTTCTTAAAAAATTCCAATTTGTTCTTTCCAGTTGGATATCTATAAAGGATTGCCTAACCGCCTCTACGAGTTCCGCTTGATATCCAGTGGCCATTACTGAGCTAACATCCCCCTGGAACTCACCAACTTGGTTTACCTTTTTACATATCTCTAGGAAATTCATTTCTTAGGTCGCCCCATCTTCTTAGGTTCAACAGGAATCTTCTCCTCCACAACAGGAGGGACTTCTACTACTACTTTTGGAATCTCTCTCTCTTCTTTCTTCTCTTCCTTAATAAGCTCGAAATCACTTGCATACAGTTTATAGTACGCCTCATTCAACTCATATATAACACCGGTATCAATACGCTTGGCTTTCATGTATCCCTCATAAAAAAGGGGAGTAGATAACAGTTTCCCATACCTACTCCCCCTATCTTAATTAACCCTTATAGAACGAACCTACGGTAAGTCCAGTAGGCTGTACTACCTTACGGCCATACACAAACAGTGTACGCCAGTACTCACCAAAGGAATCAGGAATCTGGAGAGTATCCGTCTTACTTACCTGCATTGCAAAGGAAGTAGCTTCCTTAGTACCCGCTACAGCATAGAAACACTCATTGCCACTGAGGGTTGCATGGGTCAGGTTATTAGACTGGTAGATCATGGTACGGTCAACCTGACCAATAAGGCCAGACCGGATTACACCAGTACCATCACCAGATACATCTGCCCGACGAAGATCACCAAGCTTCAACAGCGCGCAGTACCAAGCCGGGAGCACCAAGAAACGACCCTCGGAACTCTGATTAGCCTCATCCAATACCTGATTCATGTATACAATGTAATCAACAGCATTGGTGGAGGTGATGGCAATACCACTGGTACCAACTACACCAAGGTCAATGTTTGCAGAGAGAGCACCAGCGGTTGCACCAACATTGGCTGCGTCTGCCCCGGTGGACATATAACCGAGGATATCAGTATCAGTAGCGATACGCAGTCTCTCGGATGCATCGTCAGCAAACATATTGATGAGACCAATGTCAGACTGCGCCTTATCAATGTCATCTACGCGGAATGCAACATAGTTGGCCTTATCAATGGTAAGGAAGGTATTATCAGCCTTCGGTACCTCATACGTGATCGGGAGACCAATGGTGTACGGGTTTACGGTGAGGGTGGGGGTCCGACGGATGATAACCTGATCCCCGGCATTCTTAATCTCACCTTCGTAATCGGTGTTACAAATATCATTGTAGAACGAGTTAGCATAGAAGTTCTTGAGAACCTTCTTGCTGTACAGTTTCGGGATATACTTAGACGCCGAGTCAGAACCGTAATGATCGACAGTCGTATCACCATAATATCCACTAGTAATTGCTACGCGAGCCATGTTTAAATCTCCTTACTTTTTATTTTTCTTTTCATTTATTTTCGGACCTTTCCTTGTAGGATAGCTTGGTCAATCTTGAACTCAATCTCCTTTGCCAAAGCTGCACGGCCCTTATATTTGCCATGTGTTACGTCATCATAAAACTTATCAATGAATCGCATATCTACTACGAAATCATCTCCCTGCTTCACTGACTGAGTACCAGTGTTAGTACCGGTTGGTGTAATCTTACTCTCAAGGGAATTACCCTTCGTCATGTTCTTGAAGGTTACAAAGAACTCTGCAACTCTAGCAACATCCCCGTTTGCTTCTGCTCTCTTGAACAAGTCCTTACGGGCTGCTCCAGAGTAGTCTTCGATACCCTGCATCCACTCAATAAACTTGGGATTGGTATCAATAGTAGCAAAATCGGGTACGAGTCTGCCGAGTCTAGACAGAAAGTTCCTCTGCGAGGTCAGCCTATCGTTATCCGCTTCACGCTCAAGTTGCTTCATGCGCAACTCTTTCTCCTTTCGCAGTTCCTCTTGCAAGGGGGCAATAGCATGATTAGTTGCTTTCTTCATAGCAGCAATGGCTTCATCACCGAGGATATCTCTCTCTTCTTGAGAGTAAATATCAACATCTTTTGCATTGCTGTGTGCAGAATCCTGCAACTCTGAGATACGTTTACTTGCTGAAACAAGGGAGGTTTTCAACTCCGATACCTCTTTACGCAAGTCGAAGGCCAGTGCATCGTGATGGGAACGAAGGGATACATACCGAGTTTTCCAATCGGTATACTTCCGCTTCTCTTTAGAGTCAGTTGATTCTTGACTGAGGTCTGCCTCAGCAGAAGGGCCATTATCCTCTTCCTCATTATCCTCTGCTTCCTTTCCTTCCTCTTCGTCACTCTTCTCCTCAATAGTGGGCTTGCCCGTAGTATTAAAGATTGCTGCTTCAAGCTCATCGGTCTCTTTTTCCAACTTATCCAACTGACTGTTACCCATTTACTGCTCCTTTGTTGACCTGGGTGTACAAGGTTACTTAGGGTACCCATTATTGGGTCTAAGTAGTAGCTTATACAGGGGCCTATTTGATTACTAGCCTTAGTGCCCTACAAAACTTAGTGGCACCTTGAATGAATTGTACATCCTTCTTCTCTTCTAGTAGACGATCTACCAGAAGTCTCTCTTCTTCCTCTAGGGCTTTACGGAGTATTTCCATATTGCCCCCTCTAATTCTGTCTATCTCATCTTGCGTTAGTCTATTTAGTAACATTAGTTTTTATCTCTTGTCCCTTTAGTGCTACCGCAGCATTTCTCTTATTAGCAATGTCCCTCTGTGTCCCGGTCATCTTAGTGGCCTCAAGCAGTGCAGCTGTCTTAGCAGCTATCGACTCCTTCTTAAGCTCAATGTCCTGTACCTTAAGGGATACATCTGCATCCTGCTTCTCCCTCTTAATAGCCAGGGCTTCTCTTTGAACAGCTTGTGCCCCAGCAGCCATCTCCTTCTGTCCATCTACCTGAACCTTAGTCGCCTCAATGGATGCAGACTCCTTAGTGGGCTTGCTAGCTGCATCAGCCGCTGCTTTCTCCTCACGGTCCTTTAACTCCAGTCTAGACGGGATCGGGTTATTAATAAAGCCGATATCCTTGGCAACCTCACGTAGTATTGTAGAGCGTCCCTCCAATCCGAGAATCTGCATATCAATGGGGTTGGAGGTAAGCTGTAGGAACTCATTCCTTCTCAGCTGCTCTGCACCACGAATAGTGATAGCCATGGTTCCACGTGGGATTACACAAATATCACCAGTAAAAGTGCTAGACTCCTTACTACGGATATTATAGTAGAACTGAAACTCTACACGTGGTTTAATTAGGCCAGTATCAATATGCCTGATAGCATCCTTAATACTTTTGGTTGAGCTATCTATAAGCATGCTGAGACCACCTACAGTGGCCGCTGCACCGCCAACCTTCTCATTACCATACGCATACCTAGGAACGCCCGTAGCGTCGTCTGCACGCTGCTCAAACTCCTTATAGACAGCGAGTAACTCTGCTGCATTACTTGAGGGCTGGAAGAAGTTGATAGCACGGCCACCAGCACCAGTAGGATCAGAGGTAAGCTGCCAGATATGCCAGGGACGCATCCCCTCAATAGCACCCTTATCGGCCAACCGATCCACATAAACCTCAACCTGGGGTCCAGAGGCCATTCCCATATTATTAGCCAGAGCACGTGCTGTTGCATTGCACATCCTGGCAATATCTCTCATCAAGTTGGGGAGAGAACGACCCCAGATGGAACCTGGGCGATTCTGAAAAGATGCTGCATAGTATGGTCTACGAGAAAGCGGGTCATCATTGATAGATGCCTTAATTACCTCATTACCAATTAGTACTGCCTCAATATCAAGTTCTACTGTGTCCTCATACTCTAAACCTGTGAGGCCCCATTCCTTTAGTAATTTTGCAGAGGCTGACCCAAAGTAGTGAAGACCATGTACCATTCCCTTGTTTGCGTCTAGCTGGGTTCCCTTCATCTCCAACTGTGCTTTCTCAGACTCAATACCTGTAAACAGGGTATCAAAGGATTGATCAAGGGCTAGTACAGCCTCAATCTTCTCACTATCATAACCCTCTACACCCTTAAGATCATTGATTTCCTTACGTGTATACCGTACATGCTCAACTAGGTTACCCTCCTCAATGCGACTTGCACTGGGAGATGGGTAAATATCAAAAGGGGATACCCGCTTATTGAGGAAGGAGAACTCTGAGGAGGTCTTAGCTATACCATTAACCCAGGTCAACTTACTATTCTTAGTAATAATTGGGCCTTTCATAAAGGCGGTAGGGAATACTGAGAAGTCCTCAATAAAATCAGTTAAGGCAGTGTCCCAACGACCCTCAAGAAGCTGATCATATACCTCAGTCTCCATCTTCTTAGCCTGATACTTAGCCTCAGCCATGATTTCCTCCATGACTGCCTCTTCAATATCTCTACGATTCTGGTTTAACTCTTTTATTTTCTTCTGTGCAGTCTTGGTATCTACACCACCCTCTTTGTGGGTAGCTTCGAGCATGGACTTCCATTCATTTTGGATAGATGTGGTAATTGTATCTTGGATATCTTGGGGTAAATTCGGGAGGGGAGTAGGTTCAAAGGAGAAGGGCTTATCCTTACTAAGCAGAAGGTC